AAACTCTTTATAAACTAGTTTAAAACTATTTCTAGGAAGTCAAATTGTTTATCTTTATTTAAAACTTTTACAATAGTTTCTAAATCTAAATAACCAAATTTACTTTCATATCTATTTTTTTCTTTGTTAAAAGTAAATGTATCTGCATCATCACCATCTATTTTAATAAGTAAATCTTCTCTATTCTTTAATTTACTCAATACCTTTTGTTCGTAAGTATTCATCTAAATCAAATTCCTCTCCATTTTTATTATCACTAGATAAGTCCATATTTAACCAACTTGGTGTTGGTGATGATTTCTTATTTGTAGTAATACTTTTTTTATAGAACAAACCTTGATAGTTATTTGCTATTGAATTATGTATTCCATCAATAATATCATCAACAGAATATTCTTTTAAGTCTTTATTGATTTTATTTATTAAAGCAGTTAAACCCTTTTCTTTATAACTTTGGTGTTTTTCTTTCTTATATTCTAACCACTCTATAAAAGCATTATTCAATTCTCGATTTTCAAAATAATCACTTTTTTCTTTTATATTTTCTTTTTTATTATTATTTTTAATTATTATATTATGATTATTATATATAGATTTGTCCCTTTCGTACATTTGTGATTTGTCCCTTTCGTACAAATCAGTAGTGTTCCTTTCGTACAAATCAGTAATTCTTAAAATTTTATAATGTTTACACTTTGTTTGTGTGCCTTGAATATAAGTATTTTTTGTTTCTAAAATATTCTCATTTTCAAGTTTCTTAATTGCTAGTTCTTGTTGTTTCCTTGATAAACCAAGTTCATCTTCTAATTGTTTTTCAGTTCTCCAACAAAAACCATCATCTCTTGCAGAATATTTTTGTAAATACAACAATTTATTTAGTAATATAGCACAATTTATTCCATATTTTTTTGCTATACCTACATCATAACTTGCACTAATGTTTTCAAATTCCATAACTATCTCCTTTTTCTAATTATTTGTTTCTCTTTTTTAAAATATCTCTAATATAAGCACTAATTGAGATTTCTAATGCTTTACTTTCCTTTTCCAAATCTCTAAATAGTTGTTCACTAATATTTAATTGAAAAGTATGTTTCTTGCTGATTATCTTTTTTTCCATATTTTCACCACCTTTCAATATATATTATATCACAATTATTTCAATTTACCATACTTTTTAAACATACTTTGTATAAATTGTTCTTCTGGTGTATTATCATATCTATAATGTTTTAAACTTTTTCTAGTTCTCTTTAATTCTTTGAAAGTCATATCAAAAAATTCTTGTCTAGTCATACCACTTTCAGTTCTAACTTGCTTATATTCGTTATATAACATAGGTTTTATTGCCATACACATTTGATTATACTTATCTTTAATATAATCATTTACATATTTATTATATTGTTCCTTTGTTTTCTTCATTTTTCTTAATTCTTCTCCTTGCTAACTTAATTCCTAACTCAATAAAATTAGAATAAGTCATATTATTTTTCTCTAATAAGTCTTTCAGTTCTTCTTTATCTTCTTTTTTTACATAAAAGTTAATTCTTTTATATGTTTTTTTTATATATTCGTTGTTATATGCTATTTTTTTTGCATAACCTTGTTCTCCAAGTCTTTCTAATTCTTTACTCATTTTTTTCTCCTTTTAATATTTTTAATAATTTTTCTAAATTATAATGGTCAAAATCATAATTTGGCATATAGGCATTTATATATTCTATTGCTTTATCTATTCTTTGTTGTAAAAACTTACAATTACTTTTAACTAAATTTTTATTTGCTTCTTTTAATTTTTTATTTTCTTTAAATAATTTATTTGTTTCTTTGTCATATTTTTCTATTAAATTTTTCAATTCTTCATTAGTCATTATCTTCACTCTTTTCCATTCTTTCAATAAATCAATTATGTTTGGACTTGTTTTGATTATTTCTCTTTCTTTATACCAAATATATTTATATTCTTCTGTTTGTATCAAATTTCCTACTCTATTATTATGTCTTATATCAGTTATCTTTGAAATTCCATCAATAGTTCTAACATAATCTCCAACTTTCATTATTCTTCACCAAATACACTTTCTATTAATTTATCACTTTTTTCTAATTTGTTAATTTCAATTTTAGATATATTATAATCGTAATTAATATACCAATTAATTTCCCCTTGTACTTTCTTTAAATCAGTAAAGTAAGAGGTACTTTTACCACTTACCCTACCAATTACTTCATTTTCATATTCTTTTGTATAATATACTATAAGTTCATAATTTGCTTGTCCTTTAGTATCTTCTAATTGATAGTCAAATTCTTCTATTTGTTTATCAGTTAAATCTTCAAATTCTTCAATGTTGTTATTGTTTGTAAATTTTAAAGTGTGTACTCCCCAATGAATAACAATATTCATAAAAGACCAATGTTGTGTATCTCTATCAAAAACACCCATAAAATCATCTAATATCTTTGTAATATAATCAAATGTTTTTGTTTCGTAATTATGATAAGTATATGCAAATTCTCCATTATAATAGACTATAATATGTCTTAATTTTCCATCTTTAAATAATTCCTTGCTTTTTTCTTCATCATTTACATAAATGTCCATAGTTCCATATTTTTTACTAATTCTTGCTAAATCAAATTTTTCCATATTAAACTCCTTTAATCTCTATTTTCCAATTATGTTCTTCATTTAATTTTTTTACTAAATCTTCATTAGAATACATATTGCCTAATGTTATTTGTATTTCATAATTATAATGTCTAGCCCTCTCTGTATTATCTTCCAAATTATTATCTACACATTGTGAACACTCATCAATATAAATATTTTTTAAAGTATATAAATCATCTAATTTTATATTCTTTCTAAAATCGTTATATGTATTTTTTAATTCATATACTAATTTATCACTTTCAATAATGTTATAACCCCATTGAGAATTCAAATTGTTTACTAAATTTGGTATTTCTCCATATACAGAGTTCCTTATATAATCTATTTGACTTTCAATATGTAATTCTTCATTTATATAATCGTTAATATTGTTTAAAATATCAGTTGTTTCTCTTCTTAAACTTTCTTTTCTTATATCACTATCTTTTAAAAATTTTCTTTCATCTAAATCATAATATTTTTCCATTTTAATCTCCTACTCTTTCTATCATTAAACTACCCATAGGGTGTTTACTTACTTTTATAATATCATTATCAGTAAATATTTCATTTTCAGTATCTTCATATAAATTGTCTAGTAATTCCATTATTTCTTTTACATTTTGTCTAAAATCTTCGTATTCAAAATTGATGCTCATACATTGACTAGCAATTTCATATCTAAAATACTCTTTTAAATCTCCAATAGTTCCAATAACACTATCATTTTCAACTTTAATATTATCATTTTTATAAATCATATTAATTCTCCTTTCATTTACAAATATAACATATATTAATTGTAATGTCAATAATAAATTACAAGTGTATTATAAGTAGTGCAATTAATACACCACTTATAATAGTTAAAACACTTATAATAATACTTGCAATAATTTCTTTAATTTCTTCTTTCATAATATTCCTCTTAATCAGTAGTTTTAAAATAATATCTTGTAGCATCTTCATTATCTTTAAATGTTTTAAAGAACAAATCTTCTGCTTTTTCCCATAGTTTATTATATGTTTGTGCTATCAATACATTTCTTTCGTACCAATACCAAATTTTCCAATTTAATATTAAAACTAATTCAGTAAATACTTTGTAATCAGTTTTTGCATATTCTAATGCTCTTTTAAAAGTATCTCCAATAGGGTTATTTTCAACCCCCACAAACTTATCAGCAATTGTAAAATCTTCCCAATAAGTAGTAATAGGTGTGTAACCTATTTCTTCACAAAATTCTTTAATATTCATCATTTATTCTCCTACTTTCTCAATTTCTTCTTGTAATTCTTCTAAAAAATCATCTACATTAAACTCTTTGTTATCTCTTGCTATATATCTAATATAATCAATAAGTTCTAATAATTTTTCTTTATCTAACATTAATAACATATCTTTTAAATATCTTAAACTTTCCATAATAATCTCCTATCTATTCCAGAGTTCTAGTATCTAACTAGAACCCCATTTCCACTATCATAAATATCATCATCATTAGCCATACTTTCATAGTCAATTGATATATAACTTTCTAACCAAGATGGTATATTTTGTAAATAACCACCATCATCAGTTAGCATTTCTTCATAGTCTGCACCACTCATACCACTATACCAAGTATAATCATCATAACTATCAATAACATCTCTTAAATTGTTATAATTTTCATATTCAATAATAGCATTTGCTTTATCAATTTCAAAATCAGTTATATCTTCTAATTCTTCAATAGTTTCGTTTAATTCTTTAATATTCTCATATTCTCCAATAGTAATGTTTAAATCAGTTTCATAATCAGTTATAAAATACTCTTCATATTCCTTATTAATTCCAATTCTTTCAAAAACCTTTTCAAGTTCTTCTTCTTCAATAGGTAAATCTACCCACTCTCCTTGTAAAATTCCCTCGTTGTACTTTCCTAAATTTGTTAAATAAATTCTTGTGTTTGTAATTCCCATAATAAATCTCCTCTTTCCTTTCAAATTACAATTCTATATTACACCATATTAAGTGTAATGTCAATAATAAATTTAAAGATTTGTTTGAATAGTTAAATCTTTAAAAGTTCTATATAGTTTTTATAAATTAATATCTAGTTTTTCTTTTATAAAATCTTTGGTATTTTTTTTAAACTTGTAAAACTCAATTCCAACATTATCTAGTTGTTTTTCTAAATCTCTGGTATTTATTCCTAATTTTTCTAAATTATGAATAGCAACCTTAATTTCTACTATTTTTTTGTCAATTTCTTGATTATTACTAAATATAGTTTTAAATTCATTTTTAATTTCATTTTTCATTTTTTCTATTCTCCCATATATTCAGTGATAGATAACCCCATATCACTTGCTAATTTCTTAATTGTATTTTGTATTTTACTAGTAGTTACACTATATTTTTTTGTATTTAGATATAAAGTATCATTTTCAAAATAAGCAATAATAGTACTATAATTGATAAGTTTATTGCCATCAGTTTGTAAAGTTCTACCTTGATATTGATAAATACCATTTACAATAGTTCTTAACCCAGTTTTTGCACTTTCTCTTTCTAAAAATTTTTCAATAACTTTTTCGTTTTTCATAATAAACACCTTTTCTTTTCTATGCTCACAATTTACAAGGACTTGCAACCTTTACTTTTTCAAGTAGTTTGTTTATAGAAAAGTTTTCTAAATGTTCCCACTTTGCCTAGTAATTCCATTTAAAATCTTCTCTAAAATGTTATCTCTTGCTTTCGTTCAGTACACTGTCCACAACTAATTCATATATACACAAACTCATAATTTACCCCAATGTTATTATGTAGGTATCTACAAAAATAACCCAATGTAAATTGCTTTTTTGTTTCAATGCAAGATATTCACATATAAACACTTTTTACTTTTTACTAGTTTACTCAATAAGTACTTATTCCAATTGAATAGACAATTCACCCAGATACCTAGATGTAACTTTCCTTATATAGTGTTGCTGTCACCTACTATTCTTATAATCACCTAGTAAAGTTTTCAAAAGATAAAGTTTTCAAAGAACGACTTATATTCTATTATATAAGTAGCAGATTTTTTTGTTGGTCGCTATCAACTTGCTTTAATACTTAATGCTCTCTCAAGCAATTTAATCATACTATACATTAAATGTAATGTCAATATATTTTTTAATATGTACTTTTTTTGTGTTCCACCTAGTCAAGTAATAAGTAAGTACAAGTTAAACTCTAAAATTATATGATAGTTTGTTAGACTTGCTTAAAACGAGATTATAGGACTTGTTGCCAAGTACATATTAATATTAACATTAATTAATTGTAATGTAAATATTAAATTGAATAACTTTTAAAAGAACATTTTTTTTGGTGTATTCCTTGCTGAATATACATTTACATTATAACATAACTATTTAATAATACAAGTATTTTTTTAAGTTTTTTATAACTTTTTTTATTGCTATTAAATAATCACTTTTTTTGGTACTTTTTTCAAGTACAATTAAATATTAACATATAATATTATTAAATGCAAGTTTTTTTTAATTGCTTTATAATATCAATGTTTTTTGCTGTACTCTTCTCAAGTACAATTAAATATTAACATATAATTAAGTGCAATACAAGGTATTTTGTACAATTTTATTTATTTTTTTATTGTTTTATCGATAAACGATAATAGTTATGTAGTTTTTATTAAGTAATGATAAATCAAATCTAGGAATTACCAATTTTCAATAAGAATTTATCGTTAAACGATATCGATCACTTTCATTATATATTGAATAACGATATATTTTATTGTTATATAGTAATTATTTATTGATTAACGATAAGAGTATATTATATATATAATAAGGTTATAGGGGGTGGGGTGGTCGGTTTTTAAGGTAGCAGTACTTGGGTGAGTAGTATAGTATATATATACAAACAAAAGCAAGTACATCTAAAATATTTTAAAAAATATAAAAAGGTTTCAAGAATTTATATGAGAATATGGTTTTAGATTAAAAGGTTTTAATTAATAGTTACAAATTGATTTCATATAGGTTGTACAAAAGTTGTATATATTAAAGCCGCAACTACCAATTATTATTATCTAAATATATTATAATAAGAAAAAACAAGTAAGTCAAGAAAAATTTTAAAAAAATAAAAAGAATTTACTAAAATAGATAAATGTGGTATAAATAGAGTATAAAAAATATTTTAAAAATACAAAAAGGAGATGATTATATGCCTAAAATGAGTAAAGCATATGAAGAAATGGTTGCTGGAACATATAAAGTAGAGAAGAAACCTAGTGGTTATCAAAAGATACCAAAAGAATTACAAAAGAAGAGGGGTAGAAAGAAGAAAGAGAGAACACCTATTATTACACCAGAGGGTTTAATATGTACTACTCAAAATGAATATGATAGAAAAAATAATCAAAAATTAGCAGGGGTAGAGAGAAGTGAGATTTTTAAATATTATTTAGATAATGGTTCTAATTACTCTAAAACTGCTGAATATTATGGTGTAAACCCTAGTTCTATTAGAAATATATTATTAACTTATGAAAAGAAGAATACACAAGAATATGATATGATTAAAAGACATCATATTGAGGAACAAAATAGTATAACTCAAACAAGAAGTGCTAATTTATTAAATGAAATTACTGATAAAATAGAAAAAGAAATTAGTAGAGAAGATAGAAACTATAATGTTACTCAATTAGGTATGCTTTATGGTATTATCTTTGATAAATTTAGATTAATGAACGGAGAAAGCACACAAAATAATGCTATTCAAATTAAATTAAGTAAAGATTTAGAAGATTTAAGCAAATAATTTATAATTTTTTTGTAAAAATACTTGATTTTTTATAATTTATATTCTTTAATAATATTGAGAGATAAAATTCTCTCCCTTATTAGAGCAATAGTTATGAGTTTTTTGGTATTTTTCTCATTTAACTACTAATAAGGTCATATCATAGTAGTCTTGTTTAGTGACTACCTCCTTTCTAGTACTACCTTAATAGGTAGTACTCTGCTAATGTATTGATTAAATATTATTTTTTTCATATTAAACTCCAAATACTTATAAATATATTAAAAAACTAACTCACTTTTAAATATGTTAGCAGAGTAGTACTTATTAAATAGTTTAGAAAAAAGTGGTTGAACTACCTATATGGTGTGGAAAAACAATGTGCTATTGCAAGGGCAAAAAAGGTTTGAGGTTATAAGCACATTTATTTATGATAGAGAGGTGTATTTTATGGAATTAAATTTGGGTGAATTATACCCTAAACAAATTGAATTTTGTAAAGATACACATAAATATATATGCTATGGTGGTGCTCGTGGTGGTGGTAAATCACATATATCTCGTATTAAGATGATATTATTAGCAATTAACTACCCAGGTATTCAAATATTATTATTAAGAAGAACTTTAAAAGAATTAAGAGAAAACCATAGTTTACAATTACAAAAAATGCTTAAAGATGTTGCTACTTATAGAGAGAGTAGTAAAGAGTTTATCTTTCCTAATGGTTCTCGTATTGTTTTAGGTTATTGTGATAAAGAAACTGATGTATTACAATTTCAAGGACAAGCATATGAAGTTATAGTATTAGAAGAAGCAACACACTTTACTGAATTTCAATTTCAGTCATTAACTGAAAGTAATCGTATGAGTGGTAACTTAAAAGTACCTTTTACACCTCGTATGTACTTTACTTGTAACCCAGGTGGTGTAGGACATCAATGGGTTAAAAGATTATTTATAGATAGAAATTATAGAGGTACTGAAAACTCAGATGATTATTCATTTATACCAGCAGTTGTTTATGAAAATAAATATCTTATGGAACAAGACCCTAGTTATGTTAAATCACTAGAAAATCTACCAGAAGATAGAAAACAAGCAATGTTATATGGTAATTGGGACATATTTGATGGTCAATTCTTCCCAGAGTTTAGAAGAGATATACATATTAAAGAACCATTTGAGATACCTAGAAATTGGAACAGATATATTGCATTTGACTATGGTTTAGATATGTTTGCTGTACTATTTATAGCAGTAGATACTCGTGGTAAAGCAGTTGTCTATAAAGAAATATATAAAGATAATTTAATAGTTAGTGAAGCATCACAATTATTAAAATCACAAATGAGAAAAGCAGAATATAGAAATATATATGCTCCACCAGACTTATGGGGAAGAAATAGAGATACTGGTAAATCTACATTTGAAATATTTAGAGAAAATGGAATACAATTAACAAAAGCATCTAATAATAGAAAAGATGGTTGGTTAGCAGTAAAAGAGTGGTTAAGAGTTAAGAAATCAAGAAATATACAAACTGGTGAACAAATTGAAGTTGCTGATTTAACTATATTCTCTTGTTGTACTAACTTAATTAGATGTTTGCCACAATTACAACACGATGAAAAAGACCCAAATGATTGTGCAACTGAACCACACGAAATAACACATATTTGCGATGCTTTAAGATATTTTTGTATATCAAGAGTAAGTCCATCAAAAGAAGAAACATTAGAAGAAAAAGTATTTGGTCTTGGTTATAAAAGACAAGAAGAATATGATAATTTTGATGTTGGAGAAGAACAAGTTGTAGTATAGGAGATGAGAAAATGGAAATATTTTATATAATTTTACTTGTAATTTTAATTATTATTGGTATAATGTCATTAAATACTACATTATGTATAATAATGTTATTAAATGATTTAAGAAAAGAAAAAGGTTTAAAACCAATTTCATTTAACCCTATTGAAGTGGTTAATGATGTTAAAGAAAAAGTACAAGAAAATAAAGAATTAGAAGAATATAAGAAAAAACAAGAATTAGAAAGTGAAGCACTTGCTACTATGTTAGATAATATAGAAAAGTATGATGGAACTGGTGCTGGACAAAAAGATGTACCAGATATAAGATAGTAGGTGAATTATGAATTTAGAAGAAATAAAAGAAACTGAAACTTGGTCTTTATATCAAAAAGGTAAGAAATTCCTTGATTTAAGAGATTTATATAGTAGAAGTGATAAGAATTTTAGATTTTATATAGGTGACCAATGGAACGGACTAAAACTATCAAAGAGTGTTGAACCTATATGCTATAACTTTATTAAACAAATAGTTAAACAAAAGGTATCAGTAGTTACTAAAAACTTATTTGCTATAAATTATAGTCCAGAGAACATTGAAAATGAAGAATTTGCAAATTCAGCACAAGAAGTATGCAAAGTCTTAAATAAAAAAGCATCTAATGTATATGATAAAGATAAATTAGATAGTAAAGTAAGAAGATGGGCAAGAAAATGTGCTATATATGGTGAAGCAGTTTGCTATATCTATTTAGATGAAAATGGAGATATTGTAAATGAAGTTTTAAATAATACTGATGTTATGTATGGTGATGAGAATTGTAGTGATATACAAAAGCAACCATATATATTAATTAGAACAAGAGAAGATATAAGTGATGTAATAAAACTAGCAAAAGAAAATAATTTATCACAAGAAGATATTGAATTAATAACTGGTGATAAAGATACACAAGATAATGCTGGTGATGATGGTAAAATTGAATTAAATGATAAAACTTGGTTAATTACTAAACTTTGGAGAGATGAAGATGGTGATATTCATTATCAACAAGTTACTAGATATGTAATAATAGTTGAAGATGAAGATATGGGTGTAGATAAATACCCATTAGCACATATGAACTGGGAAGATGTTGAGGGTAATGCAAGAGGTATGGGAGAAGTTGAACAACATATACCTAACCAATTAGAGTGTAATAAAACTGCTTTAAGAAGAGCAATTACTATTAAGAATACTGCATACCCACAAAAAGTTGTAAATGCTGATGCAATACAAAATATTGCTGATGTAAATAAAACTGGTTCTACAATTAAGTTTAGAGATATGGGTTCTACAAGAGCAAGTGATGTATTTATGAATACAACACCAGCACAAATGAGTAGTGATGCTAATAATTTCCAAACTGAATTAATAAATGTAACAAAAGAATTATCAAATACTGGTGATAGTACAACTGGTAATATTGACCCATCAACTGCTTCTGGTAAAGCAATTTTAGCAGTACAACAAGCACAAACTCAACCATTAGATGACCAAGTAATAGCATTAAAAACTTTCCTTGAAGATATTGCTAGAATATGGTTTATGTTTTGGAAAAATAATAGAAAAGATATAAAAATTTATTATTTAGAAAAAAATGAGATGACAAATGAAGAAAATTATGTTATGTTAGAAGCAGATAAGAATACATTAGACAAATTGAACACAAGTGTTAAAGTAGATATAACACCTCGTGGAGCATTTGATAAGTATGCACAAGAATTATCATTAGAGAATATGATGACTGCTGGACATATTAGTTTTGAAGAATATGTAAACTCATTAGATACAGATAGTGTTATGCCAAAAGCAAAACTAGAAAAGATAATGAGAGAAAGAAAAGAAAAGCAACAACAAATTGCTGAAATTCAAAGACAAGCAGATTTATTAAAACAAGTAGCAAATGCAGAACAAAATGATGCACAAAACCTATCAAATGTTATTACACAAGGCCAAATGTTATCACAAAATGCACTTGCACAAGAAAATCAACCAATGAGTGCTTAAAGCACTCTCAATATTGTCCTTTGGTGAAATGGTAACACATCAGCCTTTGACACTGACATTTCCAGGTTCGAACCCTGGGGGGACAACCAATTATACTATTATAATTATATAAATATGAAATCAATTAATAATATAGTTTTTTTATCACAATATTTATATAATTTAATAATAGATAATAAGTACTGATTAAAGTAATAAAATTAATAACGAAAGAGGTGAAAACCCCTCCCAATACAATAAAAGAGTTGTTGATGATTATTACTCTATTCTCTATTTATTTAATTAGTACTTATTAAATAAAAGATAGATATATAAAAGGTATCTAGCATAGGGTTAAGGTTAAGAGTTGAGAAATTAACCACTAGGAAGCAATAATCAGCATAGCATTTAGAGTGATTAACTAAATGTCAGCCCTTATATCTATCTTGATATGCTACTTAATGGTAGCATTAGGGAATTAACTTAATAGTTAAAATTCTAATGGTGCTATTAAGCATTAGTCCAAGCATTAATGACTAAAAACTTTATAGGTGAGAGAAGCAAACTCGTAAAAAATAGGAGAGGTTAGAAATGGAAGAAGAAAAATTAGTTGCTAATGAAGAATTAGAAGAAGAACAACTTGAAGAAACTGATGAAAGTGTTGAAGAAACAGAAGAAGAAACAACACAAGAAGAAAAAGAAGGCAAATTCTATACTGATGAAGAATTAAATGAATTAGTAAATGAAATTGCTGACAGAAGAGTTGCTCGTAAAATGAAAAAGTACGAACAAGAAATGGCAAAATATAAAGACACAGAAAATGTCTTGAAAAGTCAAATTGGTGGAGAAAACATTGATGAAGTAAATGCTAATTTAAGAAAGATTTACGAAGAAGATGGAAGAACACTACCAAAGGAATATAAGTATGAAAATGATAGGGACTTATATATTCTTGGAAGAAATGATGCAGAGGACTTTATTAAAGATGGTCTAGAAGCAACAGAAGAAGAAGCAAATAGACTTGCTAGAATTGGTTATAAGAACTTAAATGCAAGAGAACAAAGTTTATTTAATGCTTTATGTGAAAACATAACTGAAATTAAGAACGAAAAGGAATTGCTTAAACTTGGTGCTTCAAAGGACTTATTAAAAGATAAAGACTTTGTAGAATTTAAAAAACAATTTAATGTTAATACACCTATCAAAAATATTTACGAATTATATACAAATAATAAGAAGCCAGTTAAAGAGGTTAAGACACCTGGAAGTTTAGTTGGTAAAAGTAATTCAAATAATGGTGTTAAAGACTATTATACTTATGAGGAAGCATCTAAATTCACAAGAGAAGAATTAGAAAACAACCCAGAATTATTTAAAGCAATTGAAAATTCTATGTCTAAATGGTAGTATTTAACCTCTTAAAAGAAAGAGGGAATTAAATTATGGCAGTTACACATTTTATTCAAACTATCTGGTCTAAAAAAATTCAAGATAGTCTTGAACTTAAAACAAAATTAGTACAAAGTTGTACAACAAAATATGAGGGAGATGTAAAATATGCTTCATCAGTTAAGATTTTAGCAGTTGGTGACCCAACAGTATCAGCATATAATAGTGCAAATGACATTACTATTGAAGAAATGAGTGATGCATCACAACTATTAACTATTGACCAAGCAAATTACTTTGCTTTCTATGTAGATGATATTAATAAGGCACAAAGTGTTCCTGGACTTGCTGAAAAGTACCAAGCAAAAGCAGTACATAAATTAGCAGTTGCAAGAGATACTTATATTGCTAACTTAATTAAAGCAGGTAATAATGTTACTACTGCATCTAACTTAACAAAAGCAGCAGTTATTGAAGCATTAGACAATGCAATTGTTGCATTACAAGAAAGAAACTTTGATGAAGATGGTGTTATCGAAGTTACACCAGCAGTTCATATGTTAATTAAAGAAGCATTAGAAGATGTATCTACAAACAATGTCGATTATATCAAAAATGGTGTTGTAGGTGTATATAGTGGTTTCCCAGTAGTTATGTCTAATAATATGGCAAAAGATACTACTGGAACTACTAAATATCAATATTGTGATATTAGAGGTCTTGATGCTATTGCATTTGCTGGACAAATCAACGAAGTTGAAAGTATGAGAGCAGAAAAGAGATTTAAAGACATCGTTAGAGGTCTTGATACATTTGGTGCTAAAACTATTGACCAAGCAAAATTACAAGTTGTTAAAGTACCATTAGTTGCTACTGCTTAATATTAAAATAAGAGAGGTTAACAAATGATGAAAATACGATTTAATAAAATTGTTCAAGATAAATATACTGGAACAATTTACAAAATTGGACAAGAAGTTGAAGTTACAAATGAAAGATTTGAAGAACTAAAAAACTTTGATGCTGATTTAGTAACATTTATCGAAGAAGTTGAAGATAAGAAACCAGTTAAAACATCAAAAGAAGATAAATCAAAAGGTGAAAAACCAGTTGATGAACCTACTGATGATGAAAAACCAGTTGATGATGCTTCAAAAGAAGATAAAGAAGAAAAGTAGTGGAAACACTACTTTCTATCGAGTTAAGAGAATATGGTGGTGCAACTCCACCAAACTCGACCAAAAAGGAGAAGAAAAAATGGAAAATATTGAAATGCTTAAAGTAATTGAATTACCAGAAGAATATGATGCAATTAAAGTAACAAAAGACATTAAATTAGAATATAAAAATGATAATGTTGAACAAACATTAGAAGATTTAGTTTTAATTACTATTGTTAAATCAAAAGATGAAGCATTAAATTATGAAATGGAAACAAAAACAAAAATCTATTTAAAAGAAGATGACTATTTAGTTTTTGATGAAGTTAGAGGTTATGTAAAACCTATAAGTGAAATGATACCAAAAGATGAATATATTTCTAAAAATACTAAATTAGAAGAAGAATAGAGGTGTAAATATGAAGTTAAAGGAAATGAAAGAAAAAACCTTTGCATTAATTGAAGAATTATACCCAGAATTAAATAATTTAGCAGAAGATGAAGATGTAATAAATAAAATCAATGGTGTAGTTAATTCAGTTCAAATGGACTTAATGAAATTTAGAAAAATAACTGCAAATGAAGAAATAGAAATCGAATTAGATGATGATAGAATAATTGATTTAAAAGATTATGATGATATATACCAATTAAATAAAGTTATTCTAGTACCTAATGAAGAAGATATGGTAACTACATTTAATATGATAGATAATACTACATTAGAAATTGATAACACTTTTGCTGGTACTATTAGAATTTACTATTATAAATACCCTACACTTTGTAAAACAATATTTGAAGCAGACACTACTGAAACTGCTGATGAAAAAAGACAAAGAGAAGATAATAGATATGTATTTGAACTTGACCCAGTTTTATTAGAGATTATGCCTTATGGAATTGCAAGAGATTTATTAAGATTAGATATGATTTCTAATTATGGTTCATATTTTGAAAGAACAT